TTGCCAGTTTTTTGAAACGTGTGGTTTGACGTCTAACCATTATGGCAGTGGGTGGAGTACTGCAAAGATGTCACCGTGCTTTACACGGTTTTTGAACCCCACACCGGCTGTTTGGCGCTTGCAGGACAGCAGGTTTATTTTCTTTTAACTCTCTCTTTCTAGCCACACACGATCTATGTGTGTGGGCGGAGTGATACTCCCGTTCCTTCTTGGACAGGCGGCCTCCACGCCCTTTGTGGATCTTAAGGCTACCAAGTCACTGGTGTTGGAAAGTGAAGAGAAAGGAGTTCCTTGGGAACTACATGTGGCATTGACAGAGGTTGTAGCGATGCTGTGTGTGTGTGCGGATTACCCCCGTGGCGACACGGACCCCACAGGCCAAAAGCCCTGTCCGAAAGGACCCACACAGTGGAGCAACCCCAGCTCCCCTCTTCAATGTTTTGTGTTAGCAACCTTGGTATTATTTTCTCTCAAGCTTCCAATACACCGGGCCCCAAAGATGTCCTGAAGGTACCCCGTGTATCTGAGGATGAGCACCATCAACTACCCGGACTTGTTCTTTCGAGAACAGACGCATGTGGTAACCCAGCCCCGATCCTAAGGGGTCGGGGCTTTTGCTCACTCAGCACAGGATCTGATCAGGAGACCTCCCCCCCCTGCTTTACAGGGGGCGGGGGTTTAAAAATTGCCCAAGGCCTGGCAAATAACCTAGGGGACTAGGTTTTCCTTTTTATTTTAAAGTTGTCAATATGGGTGCAAATAACAGCAAAGAATCTGTGAACAGCTCTGGCAATAATGGCACAACTGTTAATAACTTTTATGCTAATAATTATTATGGCTCTATTGATGCTTCTGCCCAGGGAGTTGGGACCTCTTCTACTCCCGAAAACGGTACTGTATCTGGTTTTCTTGGAATGGCAAGTTCTGCTTTTAATGCACTTTCCTTATTGGCTTCCCCAAAGGTAGAAAACTCTTTATACACTGAAGACAGACTTTTGACACGGAAAGCTGGCAACACATCTGTAAATTCGCAGGCTGCAGAAGGTGTGTTGCAAGGATATGGACACGAAAGTGACTTCTCCAATCCTACTTCGTGCGGTGATGCTCCCAGCAAAGCCGTGCCGGCCACCTCTAGAGGTTACACAGTACACTTGAAAGACTGGACTTCTACAATTTATGCTTACTATGCCCAGTTGTATAGAATTTCTGACAGAATAAAAGACCCAGCTATAGGCAATCTGTTTTCTAGAAATATGGATGCTCACTCCTTTACCAAAACAGGATATGAAGTAATGTTGCAGGTTAATACCTCCCCCTTTCACTCTGGCTTGATTGGTCTTTTCTTGGTTCCAGAATTAGTTCGTTCAACCGGATCGGATTTAGAATGGATGGTCATGACACAGAAGCTCAGTTTGTATCAACCTCCGGCTGAGGAAATTGCCCACTCACACTATTCTACTCAGACAATAACACCAAACAAAAATGTATCTTTTGATCTAGCCGACATGACTGCAGAGCAAATGATGTTGTTTCCTCATCAACTCATCAACCCCAAAGATACAAATGTTGCAACTGTTAGAGTCCCTTATGTTAATGTGGCCCCAACAAGTGATCCCAGAGTTCATAATATCTGGACTGCAGTAATTATGGTAGTAACCCCCCTCAAATATGCTGACGGGGCATCCCCTACAGTGCAAATGACTCTTACCATAACCCCCATTGATACAGTCTTCAATGGTTTGCACCACGCTTCTTCTACGGCTCAAAGCCCTATCCCAACCAGACCTTTCCACCACTCTTTCCAGTTCAGCTCAACTGTTCCAGATGTCACTGAGCCTTGTTATGGAATGACTGTTAATCCTCCCAAAGATTACATGCCTGAACCAGTGGGTGATTTGGTTTCCTTAGCGAAAGTAGGAAGTCTAGTTACTGTGTCTTACCCTAGCAACTCAGATCAACCTTACTTTGAGATTTCAAACACCAAAAAGGACACTCCTCTTTTCAAGTGCAATGTTCTACTTTCTGACCCTCACTTTCAGCACACTTTGGTGTCTAATTTAGGTAAGTACTTTGCAAACTATAGAGGATCTTTACAGTTTTCTTTTATTTCAGCTACTACTGGCATGACTAAGGGCAAGTTGCTTCTTTCCTACACCCCACCAGGAAGTGGTGCACCAACCACTTTGGAGCAAGCAATGAATGGCACGTACTCAATTTGGGACATTGGTTTACAATCCACCTTCAACTTTGTTGTGCCCTACATATCAGCTGTGGACTTTAGATTGTGTGCTGCCTCTGCTAGCTCCGTGGTAAACACGGATGGATGGTTTACAGTGTGGTTGTTGAACTCTCTTACTTACCCTCCAGGAACCCCTCCAACCCAGAATGTAGTGGTCATGTTATCAGCAGGTGAAGACTTTTCCTACAGAAACCCCATAAGTCCAGCTTGGACCCAAAGCCCAGGTTCTACCCCGCATGACAATGCGGAGAAAGGTACCATTGAGAATTGTGATGCATCCTTGAACAGTGGACATAGTGTTTCTCTGCCAACTCCTCACTCTAATGTTAGATTTTTCTTTGATAGATACAGATTTTTGGGGTTGTTAGAAAGTACCCCCAACACGGCTCCAGAAATCACAAGTCCTTATGACCCCACCTCTTTTAAAGTTAGGGATCTAGCTTATATGTTTAATGTCAACAATACCAAGAGACCATTTAATGCATTGGCTTTGACACCAACGCCATCCATTGATGGCTCTCCCATCACAACATACTTGGTTTCTTCTAATATGGCACAAAGTGACTACAATTACATTTTCACTCCAGGAGACCCACACTTGTACAGATCTTGCCCCTTCACTTATTTTCATGCAGATCTTGAAGTGACAGTAAAGCCCCCTCCAGAACTAACAGGCCGCTGGCGCGTCACTTGGTACCCTCCGGGCGCCACGATTGACACTGTCACGGTTCACTTAGCCACGGAAGCTTCTACTGAGTCTAGTACAACCACTGTTACATCTAGTCTTTCATCTTCAGGTAGTTTGTTTACACTTAATCCTACATTTTATGGCAAAAATGGCTTTCCAGTCTCTTTCATGATACCTTTCTGTAGTCCTCTCACCCTCCTCCCTCTGTATTTTGATGGTTACCCGGACTACAAGCGTAGCTCCGGAGCCTACGGGATAGGCCCTGCATCCACTTTTGGTACTCTTACCGTTGACTATGACGGGACCAAACAATTTTTCAGTGTCTTCATTAGATATAAAAATTTCAGAGGCTATATTCCCAGACCTGTTATAAGGTTTCCTACAACAAATCCTGATGCTAATGTGAAATACATAACACTGGAGGGTGGTCCACCTCGCCCTCTAAGTACTAGCATAAGATCTCGTGCCGCCTATTTGAGGCAGAAACTGATGCATGACATTGAGACAAATCCAGGTCCAGTTCAGAGCAAATATGAAGCACAAGGACCAATAGACTTGTTACAACTACTCAGGAACCCTCAGACAGTCGACAATGTCACCAGACTACTTAACACCTTAAACAATCTAATGCAAACATGGAACAACATAAAGACTACTCTTTCAGATGCCATATTCCTCAGGGACATGGTGTGCTTGCTTGTTAAACTCACCTCACTAGCATATCTAGTCAAAGATCAAGGACCAGGTGCTTACTTCGCTGCTGCTGCTATACTTGTTTCAGATGGTATTTCCTTTCTGGATTGGTATGAAAAGATCAGAATTTTCATGTCACGTCGACTTAGAACTCCTCCTCCTCCTATGTTTAAGGTTCAAGGACCTGATCTTAGAGATGTAGTTACATTCTTTAATGCTGCTAAAGGTGCACAGTGGATGGTTGAATCCATCAAGTCCTTAATAAATTGGATAAAACAATGGCTTGAATTGGAAGAAGAAAATGAAGCTGTCAAGTTAGAGAAAATGTTGATTGAAAGTCCCTCCCATTGCAAAAACATACACATGTACAACAAAGGAGAGCTCTTTGCAAAACCTCAGGAATCATTTGATTTTTTAGACAGGCTATGTGAGACTGCAACTTCCCTTGGTAAAACACACCTAGCTTCATATTTCAGAAACTTTGTGACCTATGACTCAGACACTTCTCGACCTGAACCAGTAGTTGTTGTACTGCGTGGAAAACCCGGCGCAGGAAAGTCAGCTGCTGCGACAGTTTTGGCCGCTGCTGTATCAAAATTGTGTGTTGGCTCTCAGTCTGTTTATACTCTTTCCCCTGACACAGAACACATGGATGGATATCACGGACAGTTTGCTACAATTATGGATGACCTTGGACAAAACCCTGACGGCGAGGACTTTCGCAGTTTTTGCCAAATGGTGTCATGTGCCCAATATAGACCACCCATGGCTGGTTTACCAGACAAAGGCATACTCTTTACCTCCAGAATAGTTATAGCCACTACCAACTTGTGTGATTTCAACCCATTGACTATTGCTGACCCTCGTGCCCTGGAACGCAGAATCACTTTTGACATCCTGGTCAGCCCAGGACCGGCATGTAATAAGAATGGCAAATTGGACTTGAATGCTGCCCTAACACCAGATGGTCCAGGAGAAGGGCCTTTCACAACTGACTGCCAAATACTGCATACTACTGGCCTGACTTTGAAGGACATACGCAAAGGTACTACCCTAAACTTGAAAGACCTAACAGAGTTGGTTGTTGACAGAATTAACAAGAAAAAGAAGGTAGGCAATATGCTAGAAAATTTGGTTGCCCAGAGTCCCAACAAAATTGTAGGCTACACCAAGGATGATGACGGTGTCGTCATTGTGGATAGCCTAGAGGATTGGAACAAGATCAAGGACAAGAAGAGAAAACAGGAAATTCTGGAAGTTGTGGCACAGGAAATGCAAAAGAGGCATGAAGAACATAATGAATTCAAATCTCTGATGACAAAATTTGTTACAGCACTGGGTGTGATCGCAGCGGTAGGCGCTGCATTCTACACCTACAAATTAATTAAAGGTGGTGAAGAAGAGACTTCAGAAAAAGAGGAAGAGAAGAAAGATAGCAAAGATGTTGAGGGACCATACAATGGACCTGACAAGAAATCACTCAAGGTTTTGAAATTAAAGGCTCAGAGTCCTATGTTAGATCTGGAAAAGAAAGTTTTCAAAAATGTGTTGCCTTTTGGACTTGTATATAATGGAAAAACCTATCAACAATCTTGCTTGGCTATTGGAAAAAGGGTTATACTAGTCAATGCTCATGCCTTTAATTCAATTGAGGACAGATTTGAAGTGGACGGGAAGACCTACCACTTGGATGATGTGGATGTGTGTGTGTTAGATACCTCTGAAGGGTTGTCAGACGTGTGCGCAGTTAAATTGCCACCCGGCCCAGATTTCCCAAGTGTAGTCAGACTTTTCATGCCCTTCCATGCTGATCTTCACCCCGGCTTACGGCTTACCATTCTTTCCAATGACCAGTTGCCCATGATGCGTGAAGGCTCTTTCCTTAGAAATGAGGATTATGCTCCCACCAACATCGGCAATATACCCTTTGTTTGTCTCTATCGCAGTACTTCTTATTTTGGTATGTGTGGCTCCCCAGTCATGACTAGAGGCCCAGATTCTCAGGGGATTTTGGGCATACACTGTGCTGGTGGTGGNGGTGTCAGTGTTCTGTCTCGAGTGACTAGACGGATGGCTGAATCAGTGATTGACTATTTCTACCCCCTGCAAACACAAGGCTTGATTGTCTCTACTGAGGAAGGAACCAGAGTGCACGTACCGCGTGTCAGCAAGCTGAAAAGAACTCATGCCTCATACCCTGCAACCTCTAAATATGGACCTGCTGCTTTGACCCGCAATGACCCTCGGCTCAACCCTGGTGTGGATCTCGATGAAATGATTTTCTCCAAACACAAAGACAATGTGCTAGTTAGAAAAGGAACCAGTGTACATGAAAGTCTCAGAAAATCTGCTCAGGTTTATGCATGCAAATTCTCAGGCATTGACTTTTCCCCTTTAACCGTGGAGGAAGCAATACTTGGCATCCCTGGTTTGGAAAAATTGGACCCCAAGACTGCCTCTGGCTTACCATACACAAAAACAAGAAAACAAATGATCGACTTCAAAAATGGCAAAATCCTGGACCCAGAGCTCGAAGAGAGATTGAAAATTTGGCTTTCAGGAAAAGCTCCAGAGTGTTTTTACCAGACTTTTCTTAAGGATGAAATCAGACCTATAGAAAAAGTCAAGGCAGGTAAAACCAGAATCATAGATGTTCCCCCACTGGATCACGTGTTGGCCTTCAGAATGCTTTTTGGAAGATTTATGGCTTATTACCACCTCAACCCAGGATTCAAAATTGGCTCAGCAATTGGTTGTGACCCAGAAACTGCTTGGAATGGATTTGGTTACACGCTCTCTAGCAAACAATACAAATATGACTTTGACTATTCAAACTTTGATGCAAGTCATTCCACTTCCATATTTGAAATCTTGGAAGAGGAATTCTTTACCCCAGAAAATGGTTTTGATGTGAGATGCTCTCTACTGCTAAAATCTTTATCCTGTTCTACTCACTGTTGTGAAAACAAACGGCTTACCATAATAAGTGGTTTGCCTTCAGGAACTTCTGGCACTTCAGTCTTGAATACAGTAATCAACAACATTATTTTCCATGCCTCTCTCTACAATGTTTACTCAAACTTCGAGTGGCAAGATGTAGAAATGATTGCTTATGGTGATGACGTAGTGGCTGCTTCAGACCATGAATTAAGACTTGACCTGGTGAAGGACTTTATGAAAACAATTGGATACAAGATTACTCCTGCAGACAAAGGAGAGGAATTCACTCCCAAAGATATGGCCGACCTCACGTTTCTGAAGCGTAGGTTCGTCAAGATCAGTGGACTGTGGGCTCCGGTCATGGAGACCGAGAACCTTCAGGCAATGCTTTCCTGGTACAAACCTGGCACTTTGAATGAAAAATTGACCAGCATTGCCCACCTGGCACACTTCTCTGGTAAACAAACCTATGAGGAGTTATTCGAACCGTTTGTCAAGAACGGTTTCGAAATACTGCCATGGAAACAGCTTCACTTGGAGTGGCTCAATAAATTTGGCTATTAATTGTTGAACTGGTTAATATTCTTTATCAATTGGTTTAATTTGGTTTAATTTGGCATTTATTGGGTGTATTCAAATTTTATA